GTGTATGTCGGCGGAGGTGGTGATCATAAGAATTTATTCCATTTGTTCCCAAAAGAGACATTGCCTCTTGGGAAGACATATCATGGAAAAATCAGATTCAGGACAAAAGAAGGAAAATTTTTGGATGGAAATATTGCACCCACTGTTGCCAGAGTTGGACATGCTCATTGTTCCGATTTCAAGGGCGGTAAGTATCAAGCTAAGACATTTTCAGGCTTGTGTGGTCACCTATCCTTAGCGACACGACAGTCAAACAACTTGTGGGAGTTCACTTAGGAGGAGTGTCAGATATCGAATATGGCATTTATGGTGAAATAACATTACCAATGTTGAAAAATGCATACGACAAACTTGACGCTATTCCTGGGGTAAGGCTAGGTGGTTCCAGTGGTACATATAAGAATAATATTCTTGGAAAAGACATTGTTGTTAGTGCTCATGGACCCGAACCGAAAAGCCCAATGAATTACTTACCTGTTGGCACACAGTTGGAGTATTTTGGACAATGTTCTGGGAAGACAACGCCTCGATCAGATGTTAGGAAGACCCCAATATCCCCGTATATCTTTGATATTATGGGGGTTCAGAATCAATGGGGAAAACCTTCTATGAAACCCGCTTGGAAACCGTACCAAACATGTATGGCAAACATTTCTGAGCCAGCGCACAATTTTGAGCATGAGTCTTTGATATGGGCTATTGAAGATTACACTGGACCCGTGTACCCATTGTTTGAAAAACCCATGTGGAAATGTGATCCATTAACACATCGACAGACTCTCAATGGTATACATGGTTCTCGGTTCATGAAAGGAATGGATTTTTCAACATCCATTGGATATCCTTTAACTGGACCTAAATCTCAATATGCTGACATCTTGATTGACGAGAATGGTGTCGAGTACAGAGAATTTCACCCATTCATTTTGGAACATTTGAGAGAAGTTGGTGAAGTATATGAAAGAGGTGAAAGATTTTATGCTGTGTGTAAAGGGTGTACTAAAGATGAGGCTACTCCGTTGGAAAAAGATAAGTGCAGGATCTTCTTTGCCAATCCAATATCGTTGGTGTATTATGTGAGGAAGTATTTCTTACCAATAGCAAGAGTGTTTATGCTCAACCCAATAGTGTGTGAATGTGCAGTTGGAGTCAATTCACATGGGCCTGAGTGGGAAGAGCTAGATAATCATAGGAAGAAATTCCCTAACATCTTTGGTGGTGATTATTCCAAGTATGATCAAAATATTCCTTCACAGATGGTCAATGCAGCTTTTGACGTCCTCATTCAGTGCGCAAAACGTGCAGGCTATGATAACAAAAGCATTAAGATAATGGAAGCGATTGCGAGTGATGTTGTCTATGCAATGATAAACTTCAATGGTGACCTTGTTCGTTTGCTAGTTGGTGCCATGATTAGTGGTAATTCTTTGACCGTGATCATCAATGGCATTGAAGGTAGTTTAAACGTAAGGGTTGTGTTCTATCATGAAGTGATTATCCCAAGGAGGAGATACCGATTTTTGATAGCTACAAATGTCTTTTTCAAGGAGGATTTTAG